TGGCCGGGTTTGGCAAACGCATACGCGCTGCGGTAGTAGCTGGCGTCTTCGTCCTGGCGGAGATTCTTTTTGGCCTTGGGTCCGTCCCACGGCTTATCCGAAGTAGCGGTGTGATGTGGAGCGATGGCAGGCACCTTCAGCTCTCCTCGTAATTCATGGGCATTATTGCCCACTTGTGGCTTGGAAGCAACCTTGGAGCCATTGACCTTCGCCGTCAGCGCTTCCAAGGCCTCATCGAGCGTGGCAACTTCATCCGCCAGCAGCGGCGTGGCATTGTCGGCGAAAAATACCGCCGCTTCGGTCTTCTGGATCTTCTGCTGGTCAGCGCCCGCAAAGCCGCGATTGCGCGCCACGCACTGGACGAACATGTTGTATTCGCGGTCGACCTCGGCCTGGATATCAGCGCGCGCCGACTTCGTCAGCGCCTCGTGCGGATTGCCGTCGGTTTTCTTATCCCCGGCGAACACATAGGTGTACTTGACTCCGGCCTGGGCGTCGAGGCCCGACTGATCGGCGTGCAGCGCGAACACCCCAACACTGCCGACGCCTGCCGTACGGGTTAGGAGCACGCGGTCGGCGGCGCTCGCCAGGGCATAAGCGGCGCTCGCGGCCAGATCATTGGCGACGGCCCACATCGGTTTGGAGCCGCGCATCTGATACAGGGCCTCGGACAGCTCGAAGCAGCCGTGCGTGGTGCCGCCGGGTGAGTCGACGTCAAAGAGTACGCCTTTGACCTGGGGATCGGCCAGAGCCGCGGTCGCGGCCTGCGCGAGCCCGGCGTAGGAACTGCAGCCCGAAGCCGCCGAGATCCAGGAGTAGCGCTTCATCAAGGTGCCGCGAATCGGAATCACCGCGATGCCCTCCGGGGTCAGCCGGTAGGGCTTGTCCTCCTGGCGGCTGCCGCTCTCCTCAGGTGCCAGGGCATCGAACAGGAGGGCATCATCCCGCAGGATGGGGCGCGCGCCGACAGCATGCAGCGCTTCATCGAGCGAAGCATCATCCAATATCAGCCTGGGTCCGAACGCGCGCAGGATGGCTTCCAGCTTTTCGGGGATGATGGCGAGCGGGGTGTTGAAGACCATCGAAGCGACGTGAATGAGCGGAGCTTTCATGCGGTCCTCCCGGCCTTGGCCGGAGCGGCCTCGGCCTCCTCTTCTTCCTGCGCTTCGGGCGCGTGCTCTTCGGCCACCTCGGGATTCGATTCGCGGCCCACCAGAACCTTGCGCGGATCGCTGTCATAGACGAGCCCAGCGGCATCGGCGCGGAGGTTATCACGCACCTGCTGCTGATCGATGGCGGCGGCATCCTCGCCGGTCTCGGCGCATACCGCCTCGCGGCTGGTGAAGCCGCAGCGCACCGCCATCATCTTGGACTCGATATCCTTCTGCGGATCGATCCAGGGCCACCCCGAGGGCGTCCAGGTCACATCCAGATACTGCTCGGGCTCCTGCGCGTAGCCCGGCAACTGCAGGCGTCCCGACAGCACAGCTTCATCCAGCCACCAGCGCAGCGTCGGCTGGCAGAACTGCGTCACCACGATGTTGTAGATGAACTGCTCCGCCTTGCGCCGGAAATCAAGCACACCGGCGCGGATGGAGGACAGGTTGACGCCGCGCAGGTCGCCCGTGATCTGCTCGTAGGTGGCACCGATGCCCACCGCGAACTGGTGCAGCATGGTCGACATGAACGTCTGCAGGTCGTTATTCTGCGGCAGCGTGGGGAAGCGGATGTCCTCGCCGGGGAACAGCACGTTGATCGAGCCCGGCTCCAGCTCCGATAAGCGGATATCGGGCGGCACGTAGGCATTCGACGGTGAACCCGGCACGGTGCCCGGCAGGTCGGTCGGGATGACGTCGCCCTCGGGTACGATCTTGGTGACGAAACCGGCGAACATCGACTGGATTTGCTTGGCGACCACGCAGGCGTCGGTGTATTTGGTCAGCTCGTGCAGCAGCACCAGCACGCTCGCCAGATGCGGCTGGCCGCGCAAGAGGCCAGCGCGAAACGGCTTATAGCAATGCAGCATGTGGTCGCTGGTGATACGGATGAAGTGCAGCGCCGTGGAAGTGAAGAACATGGTCTCGCCGGGGTGTTCCGCGTAGAGATGGAATGCGGCCAGCCGTCCGTCCTTATCGAACTCCTTGCCGGTGCGGACCACCGAGCCGGGCTTGGCCACCGTGGGCCCAGGCGTGGCCGTGAGGTTGAGCCAGATGGGACATTGTTCGGCCTCGATCAATTGGAACTGGCAAGGCACGCGCATGGGCTGCTTCACATTGGGATTGGAGGACCAGCCGACGGGCCGGATGTGGCGGCGCACGAACACCTCGCCGCCCTCGAAGATCTCACGCGCCGCCAGCGCCTGCAGGCCGAAATAGTCGCTCAGGCCGTTGTAGTCGACATCCTTGGTAAGCGCCGACAGCCGGAACTCGCGCTCGATCTGGAGCTTCAGCTCTTCGGGCAGGTTGTGCCACTTCGGCTTGATGCCGTTGCCGACGATCTGACTTTCGAAGTTATCGACGGCGCTCATGGCCAGCGGGTTGTTGCGGACCTCATCGTGGCAGCGCGCCAGCATGAGGTCGCGCGTCGACCACAGCGATGTGGTAGGGCCCAGGCGCGTGGGATTCCAGGTGGCCAGCCGTCGGCCTGTGCCGGTGGCGTCATAAGGCGAGCCGCTGCCGGTATATCCGCTGTATGCCGTTGGATAGGGGCCTTGCGCCTGCCGGTTGAGAACCGCGGGTGCGAGCGCCGATGAAGCGGGTAGTTTGTGCAGCCGACCGATACTCTGCGCCGACGCCATGGGCGTTGCGACGATAATAGCACTTCTTGCCTGACTGCAATTCTTCTGCTTAGCGCGCCATCTGGTACCAGTTAGACGTCACTTAGACGCCACTTAGCGCCCCACAGGACTCAGAAGGAGCCGGGGATGTGATCGAGCGACAGCAGAAAGCCCGGCCTCTCGGCGGCCAATAGCTCATTGATGGCTTCGCGCATCACGGTCGAGCCCTTCTGCTCGTTCTCCCTGGCGATCTTCTCGGCCAGGGCCCAGGCGCGCTTGGAGGCCTCGTTGGCTTCGGCGATATGCCTGAGGACGTCGTCAGCGACGACGATCTCTTCGAGCGGCTTCTCCGATTCGGTCCCGCCGACGAAAGCCCAGAGCGCCTCGTCACGATACAAGAACCACGTGCGGATAGTCGAGATCAATGCCGCGCGCTGCGTGATGACGGTCTTCGCCCGCGCGGCCATCACCGTCTGCGGCTGGGTCATAAGCCCTTGTTGGTGTACATGCGGATCTGCCGGTAGCCGCCGGGGCCGCCGTTGGGATAAAGGAGCTGGTAAATATAGTTCGAGGCTTTGATCATCTGATCGATATTGGCGTAGCGCACGGTGCGGTCCTGGAAGCGCACTTCAGTCACGCCGCTGGCGATGGCGAGCCGCAGGGCATCAAGCTGCGCCTGCAGCGGATTAGGCGGCGGCAGACCTGGAACGGGTGTGGCCATCGTTTTCCCCCTCAGAATACAACTTTGACATTGCCCGCACCATCCGTATAACAATCCGCGGCGGCGAGACCGCCTGCTTTCGCGGAAGTATTGTCGGCATAGACCGGCAGCGTCACGGACAACGGACTGCCGGGTGTGGCCGTTCCGATGCCGATCCGTCCGGCGTTGACCAGATTGAAAGTAGCTGCATCGATATCGCTCACCCATGGTGTCTGCGTCATGGTGCCGCTGCCCCCGCCCGCCGCCGCGCCGCCGTAAGCCACGATGTCCCAATCCGGTGATGCAGTTCCGGGTATGAACAGCACGTGACAATCATAGGCGGTAGTGCTGAATGCTCCACCGTTAAAGCTTCCCTGCGCGAGAGAACAGTAAGTAGGGGCCGTCGCGAACAGGGCGATCTGCTGGTCGTAATACATCAACTGATTGCCGATCTGCGTCACCTGCACGCTGACGTCGATCACCGATCCCGATGCCACCAGCATCGGCGTGATGTTGATCCAACGCATACCAGCACTATCCGGCGTCATCGAGACAGTGTTTCTGACAACGCCGTTGACCTTTAGCATAAGCACATGAACAGTGTTGACGTTCTGCGGATTGACATCCACGCCATACTGATCGATCCAGCCTCCCGTGTTGAGAGTGAATTCATTCAACACGGTGAAGCTCGCGCGGATATTCTGCTGTGTCGGCGTCCAAGCAGGCAGCAGATCCTCTTCAGTGCCGCTTTGCTGCGGTGCGGGCCGGTCGGACGTATTTTTATTCGCCACCATGGTCCAATCGCCGTCTCTAGTCATATCCTGGTTCAAAAAGCTCTGCGGCGGGCCGGTGTAGGGCACCCAACGCACGTAAACGTCGTTGAGGTCGGTAATTTGGACGTCGACGTAGTTTTTGGTCGAGGCCTGATTGGAAGCTGTCGGATCAGCCGCCAGCACAATCGGGCCCGTCATGGTGCCGCCCACCAGCGGCAAGACCGGCAATACGTAGAGCAGCGAATCGGTCCCGAGGCTCGCCGTATTGCCCGCATCCTTACTGACTGCCGTCGGCCCCGGCGGCCCTTGCGGGCCAGTGGGTCCCGGCACGCCGGGGGCGAGTTTAGCTGTAAACTGCTGCGACATTGCCTGCCTCCCGTGTCACTTCCAGGGTGACGTTTACTTTACCGGCCAGGATCGTCTCGATGGTCGTATCGGGCTTGATGAGCTGCAGATCCCAGCTATAGTTCCCCGAAAGCTGGGCCGTGATGCTGCGCGGGATCGTCAATTGGATCTGATTGGGCAGAAGCAGCGAAGTGGCAATCTCCACCACCACGCTGGGATTCGTATCCGCCGGGCCCAGCCGGATCTGCGCCTGCGCGGTATAGCCGGTGAGATCCGGCGGCGTCCCACTGCCATCGCTCACCGTTACGACAGCGGCGTAATCATCGCCCTGGTAGATCGCGAGATTGGCCGTGCCGGGCATCTGCCGGGGATTCCTTCAGCTTTCCTCAGAGCGGAGCCTATCACAATTTGGGATTGAAATAAAAAAGCCCCGGCCAGCGCGCGGCTGCCGGGGCTCAGTCGATTGCGGCTTAACACTGGATCTGGATCAGGTAAATGTCCACCAGCGTGCCCGCTTCCATGCGGCCCTTCCAGTAACCGTGCGCCGCCGAGTGCTCGGCCAGGAAGGCCGCGACCTCGTTGGTTGCCTTGAGTGTCAGGGCCTTGCCTTCGGAGGGAATGAAGGTGGCGGCGTAGCGGTCGCTCTTGGCCTCGTAGGCCACCTTGGCGAGCGCCCCCAGCTCGATGGGAGCGTTGAGGTCAGCCAGGATGCGGTCGTGCTTTTCCTTGCGGGCCTCGATGGTCGCGGGCTTCGGCTCCGCGTAGAGCAATTGCGTGATGGGGATGACCTGCATTATTTTTTCTCCTTCGATTGCTCGCGCATCACCGCCAGACCGGCCTCAATGCAGCGGATGCAGAGCTTGGTGTGGGCGTCGGCGTAGTGGTAGAAGTGCTGCGTCTTGCGATGGCAGGACGGGCACTTGCCGCTCGGGTGCGGGGCGGTCGCGAGGAACCGCATCTCAGGTTCGGGCAGGCTGAATGCGCCCGTTTGATAGTTGGTTGTCATAGTTTGATCTTAAACTGCATGTTGTTTACTGTCAAGCGGCGGGGGTGAAATCGCTATGCGGCCTTCTTCGCCCTCGGCGGGCACTTGTGGTTGCGCTTGGCGGCGCGTTCCAGGGTCATTGCGCCGCAGCGGCAGCGCTTCTTGTACCTCGGCCTGCCGGGACCGGCATGCGGCGTGGCCAGGGACGCGCAGTACGAGCCCCAGATCGAGCGGATCTCCTCCGGCATCAGCTCCTGATCGCAGTGCGGGCAATTCATAGCTCCTCCTCTGCAATGCGCACGTACTTTATGCGCAGGCGGTTGATCGCCAGCACCAGATCATCGTGGATATCGCCGCCCTCGCGGTAGCCGAGGGATTCAAGCATCGTCAGCGCATTTTCGAGCGCTTCTGAAATCGTCATGATTGCTCTCCTGATATTCCGTACTTGTTGTAGTGGGCGGCTGCGCTGCGCGCCGCGCGGCCAGATTGGTATTCGTCCACGATGCGGTCGGTGGCCGTGTCGAGCACTTGCCAGAGGTTGCGGATCTTGCCCAGGCCGGTGTCCGAGCCGAGCTGCGCGTTCTTGGCCACGTACCGCCGCTTGACATTCTGTTTCATGTCTTCATCATAAAACAACATGCTGTTTATCGGCAAATATATTGGGGGTGAAATAAAAAAAGCCCCGGTCAGCGCGGGGCTGCCGGGGCCTTTTGACCGGGTGACTTCAGTCGCGATAGCCGCAGGCATGGGCGTAGAGGATCGCGTCAGTGCGGTCCTCCGGCTCGTCGGCGCGGTGCGATTCCAGCACGCGCAGCACGCGGGTGTCGCCCTTGACGCACTCGCACAAGTCCCAGCCGCCCGCCTCGTCGTAGATCTTCAGGATTTCGGTCTGGTTCGTCATTAGCGCACCTCCTGGTTGGCCTGGATGCGCGCCAAGACGGCCTGCGCCTCCGTTTTCGTCCGGTAATGGCCGTGCTCCGCGACCTCGACCCAGCCGGTCACCGGCGAAATGGGATCGAGCGGCCTCACCGGCGTATCGTCCCAACGGGCAATCGCCCAGTACTGGCGGGCGCGGCAGCGCCTGTTTCGCTTGGCGGTCGCATAGGAGCCGACCCGACCGTAACCTTGAACGCTCAATCTCATGTCTTTATCTTAAAACCGCATGCGGTTTACTGTCAAACGCCAAGGGGTGAAACCTCGGATGTCGCCTCTTCAGCCGACTGCTTCATGATTGCCTTCATCGCCCTCTTGCTTATGTCGCAAATCCTAATTCTTTGAAGTTCGGATTTAGGTAACGCCAGCAGATTCTTCAGTCCCCGGCATCGAATAATGCACCGAGGGTGGCCGTACTTCTGAGACGGGCCGTGATGAGGCTCTTTCGGTAATGCGACTACCAAGAAGTCCTCGGGGCAATCATCCACTTTGTAGTAGCCGATTCCCCCACAGATGATGCAATGCTCCATGCGCCTGACGCTGTGGCTATTCATGCCGCGATCTCCGCCGCAGATCTTCCGCCGCCACGTGCTCAGACAGTGCCTCCAGCTCCCGGCGCACTTCGTGCAGCCGCCGCATGCGCTCCTCGTGCTCGGCCTGGGCGGCCTCGAAGGCTCCCGCCTGCTGCACATAGAAGTCGCGGCCATTGGGAGCGGCCTGGGCCAACGCCTGCATGGCATCGCACAGCGCCGCGTGCGCCCGCTCCCAGCCTTCGAGCAGACTCCCGGCGCTCGTTCCGTTCAGATGTAATGTTGGAAAAGTCATGCCCCTATCTTAAAACAGCATGTTGTTTATTGTCAATGGGCATGGGAGAAATAAAAAACCCCGGTCAGCTTGGAGGCTGAACCGGGGGACCTTTATTAGGAGGCTTGCCTAATTGTGGAAAACCCACTAGCCCAGGCCAAGCCTATCACAGCTTGAATCCGCCGCGTACGGGCCGGAACTGGCCCGGCTGAATCGTGATGGGCGCTGCCGCTGCCGGGCTCTGTGGCGCAGCCGGTGCCGCCGCTGGCGGCCTATGCGCCGGGCCCGCTATCGGCTGCACGGCCTGCTCCATGCGCCGCCAGTGCTCCTCACCGAAGCGGTCGATGCCGACGATGGATGCCGCGCCGCGATTGTAGACAGCAAGGTCGACTGGCTCATTGCGGTGTCCGCGCTTTTCATATACGACATCACCATTGGGCTTGATCAGCTTGACTTCGCTGGTGAGGCCTTCGAAGTAGATCATGTCGTACATCGGCCAGTGATAGCAGCCGGGCGCAGGCGAATCGTCGGAGTTGGGCGCGGTGTGCCGCAGCAGATCGAAGATCTCGGCCTTGGCGCACACCGTGCCGATGGAGACGATGCGCACGCCCTGGCGTTTGCGCGCAGCGTCTTCCTTGGAGATTTTAGCGATGATGCGCAGATTGTCGGCGGTGCCTTTGATGGGCACGACAGTCCGATGCGCCACCAACTTGATGCCCTGCGGCCCATAGTGGAGCTGATGGTGGCCGGGCCGCCGCGCGAATTCGTAGACCGGCTTGGGATTCGTGCCGGTGTCGATGCAGATGGCCAGAATCGGCAACTGATGTCCCGATTCATGCGGCCAGTCGCGGTACAACAGCTCGTCCAGTTTGTCCCACAGCTCGGGGGCGCTGACCGGCAGCTCCTGGCCGTTCTCGTGGAAGGCCTGCAGAATCCAGTAGCCCATCGACCAGTTCTCGCGGTTGCGGCCCCAGGCCTTGATCTCGACCTCCAGGCGCGGCGGATTCTCCTGTACGTCGCAGGCCGCAGTCAGGAACAGACCGCGCTGCGGCACGACCGCCATCTCGCCGAACGGATAAGGCTCGCGGCGCGCGTAGAGCAGCTCCTTCTCGGGCGCTTCGCCTTCCTCGACCCATTCCTCGGCCAGCACCGTGTTGATGAACGTCTTCAGCGACTGCCGGTCGTCCTTCGCTTCCAGGAAGTGGCGCGTGATCGTGGATGCCGTCTTCCAGGTCGGCGGCACGTACAGGTGCGACACCCAGAATCCGGCGATCTTGCGCTCCGCAACCGAGGGCTGGTCCGCCCGCCATTCCACGTGATGATTGCAGGCTGTCCAGCGCTGCTGCTCCGTCCACGCTTTATCGCACTGGATGCAGAAATAACGCGCCGTGGGTGGCTGCAGATCGCGCACCAGCGAAGAGTCCCACTTCACGTGATACCCATTCTTGTCGCGGAACTTCAGCACCTGCATGGTGCCGCAGTGCGGACACGGCACCCAGGGCCGCCGCTGATCGGAGAGCGCGAAGGCCTTGCCGATGCGCGACTGGCCCGCCACCGTGGGCGAGCAGGCGAGCACGCGCTTGCGGCGCGATCCGAAGGTCATGGCGCGCTCCCAGGCAAGATCGATGGGATCGCCTTCGCCCTGCCGCTCCACCGAGCCGCCCACGTCCTCATCGTATTTATCGATCTCATCGCACACCAGATAGCGGATGGTGTGCTGCGCCAGATCGATGGGCGTGCGCGCACTGACGATGAGCAGGTTGCCGCCGGGAAAATCCTTCGACTGAATCGTGTTGCGTCCATCGTGAATGCTGTCGCTGATGCGGTCATGCAGGATGGCGCAGTCGCGCGCCAGCGGCATTAACCGGCGCTTGGAGAAATCGCGCGCCGAATCCTTCTTGGGCTCGACCAGCAGGATCGGGCCCGGCTCCTCCGCGATCCAATAGGCGATGGCGCACATGATGGCAAGTGACTTCACCACCTGGGTGGAACTCATAATCACCACGGTCTCAATGGTGGGATCGGTGATGGCATCGAAGATCGCGCGCTGCCAGCCGAAAAGCATCAGCGGGCCGGTAGAGTTGGAATACTCCGGCGAGAGCGTGATGTTGGCCTCGGCCCACTCCGCCAGCGGCAGCTTGGGACGCAGTTTGAAGACTTCGCGGAACTCTTCGAACAGCGGCGGCCAGGGGAAGCCGGGGATCAGACTGCTCTGGCCGGTATTCACGCCTGGGATGCCTCCTTATCCCACGCCATTTTGATCGGGCAGGTTGGCAAACAATCTGGATACAACGGCGGAGTGTAATAACACCGGTGATGGTTTCCGGTGACGCACTCAATGCAATCGCACCAGCATTCCCTCAGGCCACTTGCTCGTTCTCCACTTCGCCCTTCCATAGCATCTCCAACTGCTCGAACTTCGCCATTATCCGTTCCACCCAGGCGAGGAGGATGGCTTTCACTCGCACGGGATCGCTCTCAGCGGCCAGCTCGTCAGCTAACTCGCTCGGGCCCTTCAGCATCTCATCGCGCCCATCGATCAAGTACCGCAGGCCCCACTTGCGTGCATAGGACACGGGCATCAGCTCGCCTCTCCGCAGCATGTTCTCGATCTCCTGCCGCTCGGCCAGAGCCTTCTGGCGGCGCAGCTTGGCCTGCTCCATTTCGTCATAGCGCGTGCGCGCTTTAAGAATCATGTCGTATTCGGATTGCTTTGCAGCCGGTCTGCCGGGTCCATGGCGGTTCGGCGCGACGCCTTTGCGCTGCGCAGCCTCAGTGCGGATCTGATCCGCGGTCTTACCCGCTTTCATCTTCTTGCTGACCGTGGCTTCCGAGATGCCGCACTCGCGTGCGAGCGCCGCTACGCCGACATTCATGACGTGCTTGAGCATTCGCCATCACTCTACCATGGCGCTTTTGCGCCAGCATCACAGCGCGCAGCCGCGCCTGCCGATGCCAGCATCTCTCGCGTTATCTGGGACTTAGCGGCCTAAACCAAGAAATAGCTCGAAGCCGAACTTGCGGGATCGCGGTTTTTGCGGGCTGCGCCAACCCGCGGGCCGGTTCACCCTCCAACC